AACTCATGCGATACGGCGCCAACTATCATAACATTCACGATTGAGTCAATCATTTGCGTGAAGTATGAGCCTGAAGGTACACCATGTTTCTTACCCTTATACACATTCAGATCGGGCATTACAATCGGAGTGTGAATGAAGTAATCAACGACCTGCTTCCAAATTTCGGAATAGGTAACTCCAGACGTTGGTTCAGTCTGCGTTAGATCGAACCAAGTTGCAAGAATTCGGAATGCTGCACGTATTAGCTCACCCGCTATCGCTGAGTCAAATGAGCTAACGTCCACAGAATAAGCCCATCGCTTATGATAAGATGCTATCCTGAGCTTCGTTCCTAAAATACCAGTATTCATCCCAAATGCCATTGGGCTAGTACCGTTCTTGAACTTGTCAATGAGGGGTCTTGCAAATAACCCTTCAATCGCTGTCATGGCATAGGGATAACCCCATACTAATCTAGTCTTATCATTGAATTTGGTACGCTTGAATGCGATACAAGGTTCTGGACGCTTCTCACCAGATATTTGCTGTAATCCACGTTCATAAGCACGAACGTAAGATTCCGCTTTAGTTTGACCCCAAGCGGTTAAACCAGAGGAGCCTTTCCTATTAGAGGTAATCTTCCACACCAGGTCCGGAGTGAACTCTTCAAGTTGTAAGGCTGGATAACCCTGTGGTTTTGCGAAGCAAGCATAAGCCATATTAACTCCACTACGAATGTTTGCATCATTCATATCAACGGATGGAGCAGTTGCGGGCTCATACTTGGCCAGTGCCTCATACAGTTTCTCGACTTTATAAATGGAGCGAGGAGACTCCTGAATCGTGAAACCTTGTTCCTCCAATACACTGGCTACATTGTCATCCCAGAGTGCCTGAACGTTATCCTTAGACATTCTTGCTGCATAATCCTTTAGGTATTTACGCCTATAGGGTTGGATGACAAATGAACTGCGGTTCTCTGCCAAATTTGACAAACCTTCCACCTCCTAACGTAAGTTAGGCCTTCAGCCCCTTATCCTATACGCAGGTTAAGGTTCAGCGGTTTACTGTTTTCTCAGTGTGAGTCACAGTTCACAACACTGAGCAGTATTCTGCCAACAAGTCTAGAGCATAGCTCATAGCGTGGGTCAAAG